TGAGCGTAAGAAAATCTCCGATCTTATCCAAGAAGCATACATGGATCCCGACCTCGTTGGAGGTTCATCAGTCCGCAAGACTGAGGGTGGAAGAAAGTATGCAACTCGCAGAAAGTCTCCCTCTGACATCAAGAGAGTCAAGCATGTTGGTGGTGGTAAGACTGAACCAGTCGTGCAAAAGACACGCAAAGATGTTGGTCAAGAGCGCACAAGTAAGCAGACTCAACAACCAACACAGGAGCGTGGATCTGCTGCTCTGAGTGCAAAAGAAGCACAACGCAAAGCGTATCGTGAAAGAAAGGCAAGAGAGGCAGGGAAAGGTTCAACTAAGTCAGCGGATGAGTTGCTGAAGAAGAAGTCTCCCGAGAAGAAACCAGTCTCTCCTGATTACAAACCTGCCAAACCAACTGGGTACAGCAGAAAGGAAGCAATGTCCATTCGTGCACAAGGTGCAGCGAAACTTAGAGGCATTATGAGAGATCAAGAGAAGAAAAAGACTCCTAATGCATCACGCGGAGAGATCTCCAGAAGAGTTGAAAAGAGAATGAAAGACTGATAAAATAACCCTGTGAGCAACTGTTTGTAATGGCATCATTGACACCTGAAGATGCTGTCTGGGCAGCGGATGAGTTTATCTCATATTACACACAGTTTAATCGCATTGATGATTACTTTCGTTATGTAAAACAAAGCAGATTGGATAACTCCTCAGGCACACTCTTCGGTCCTGAGGATGACATCTTTTCTGACTTTTCTGTCCATCCCAATGACATGAAGTTCTCCGTTCATGTGGTGGATACGTCCAACAAACCTAAGAGTAAGTACACGCAGCAGATGTACTCTGAGGTTTTGAATCTGACTGCATCCAATGCAATCGAAGAAGCAATTCCTGGTCGCACATTGAAGTGGATTGTGACCGAAGATACCACTGACAAGGTAGTTGGTGTGGTGCGATTTGGATCACCCACGATTAACTCCAAACCACGGAATGATTACTTTGGTGAGGTACTCCCACTGTCACGAATTAACAAAGAGTTTGTGATGGGATTTAACATCGTTCCTGTACAACCATTTGGTTACAATTACCTGGGTGGTAAGTTATTGTGTCTGCTTGCATCATCAACTTATTTGAAACAACAATTCGATGAGAAGTATGGCACTGATCTAAAGTATTTCGAGACCACATCGCTTTATGGATCTACCAAAGGTGTGTCAATGTATGATGGACTGAAACCATTCATTCGCCACGTTGGTGACACTGAGAGCAACTTCTTGCCTCTGTTTCATGATGACCATTTCAAGAAGATGTTCTGGTGGTTTAATGATAATGCCAACGGTGGTGAGAGACTGATCTCAGCAGATAAGTCATCAAAGAAACTCAAGATCCAAACAAAGATGATCTCCATCATTAGAAACTCATTGAAGAATGAGGATAAGTTGAAAGAGTTCAACGCAGCGATTGACCATGCTAAGTCACTCACAGAACGTAAGAGATCTTACATGGGTTTCTTGAATTATGACAAAGATGATGCAATCGAATGGTGGAGAAAGAAAGCAGCAAAAAGGTATGATAAACTATTAAAGACTGGTCAACTGAGAAAAGAACTCGAACTGTGGAATAGTTCATCCAACATCGACATCATTCGATGATTACTCAGCCTCCAGATTGCTCGATGAGTGAGACTTAACAATTATGAAATTGAATAAACTTCTGCTTGCACTTGTTGCTCCCATTATATTTGGAGCAGGAGAAGTTCAGGCAACACCAGAAGCACAAACCAAGACATGTTTTTACTCTTACAACCAAGGAAAAGTTGAAACTTCTCCTTGTACAATTAAGGTAAAACCTATGTCCCTTGACAATGGAACTCAGGGCGCATTTATGATTGTTGAGTATGAATCTGGTCGCACTGATTTTTATGGTGTCTGGGAAACAATGGATGCTCAATATACACCTCATGGAACAAAAGAGGTGATAAATGGTGAGATCGAACAAAGTGATGAGGGTGATTTAATTCTCCTCTTTGACGATCACGCTTTCTCTTGGTTGCCTCAAAATTGACATGAAGAAGTTTATTACGGGAGCAATCGCTGCTCTCTCAATTATCACTCCAACCACATCATTTGCAAATGGTACATTTGATGACCATGAAAAACTCTGGGATTCTTTACAACGAGCGGGCATCACGATTGTTGTCAACACCAAAGAAGATTGTGGTGAGAGAGATACAGATGGACGTTACTACATTCGGCGTCGTCGGTTAGCAATCTGTCAAGACAATGCAAGGGTTTTGAATGGCAAACAAGTTGAATGGACGAATAACGACCTGGATACATTACGTCACGAAGCACATCACGTTGTCCAAGATTGTGTAGGTGGAAGACTCGCTGATGGTGATTTGACTCCACTGTTTGCAAACCAAGAGGATTTCGCAAAGTTTATCTCTGTGAGTCCAATGAGTAAAGAAAGGATAGAGAGGATTCGTAATTGGTTGACTGAGAATGAAACAACTGAACGTGATGTTCATCTTGAACTTGAGGCATATCTTGTTGCAGATGGTGTAGAAGCGAGCAGCATTGCGTCCAAACTTGATAAACTTTGTAAGGCACCCAGAGTTAATTTGGACAATCACTTTAGTTTCTAATATCTACTCAGCCTCCACATTGCTCCATTGATATGAACGACACACAAACCATGGAAGTTATGGATCAACTAACTCTCCAGAGAGTTATTGATGATTTGCAGAAGGCATTTGATGTCTGTGATGGTGTAGATTATGATGCTGACATCAAAGATTACCAAAAGCAAGCACCTTTTGCTGTTGGATATTCTCGATCCGCGTTCTTTGGAGCAATCGTTGATCTCAACTGTCTGCTTGCAAAGTACAAATGATCCATTACAAAGTTATTGAATTTGGAGAGACAAACAATGAACTTTGGAATAAACCAACTGAGCATCTTAGTTTATCTCGTGCTCAACGACGTTATGCAGAATCTCTATCCGACTCTGAAACGTTGGGCGCTGTTCTTGTCGAAATTGGTCCTGAGGATTGGACTGTTAGGAACAGCAACGGTCTCGACAATTATTGCCTCAATGTGTCTCGAACTGGATTCATCTCTATCCGCAAACTTAAGTCCAACGACAGTTGGTTAGACTAATGAAACCCATGATTTACCGTTGCTGTTGTAATCTCAAGACTCGTGAGTTAGAGTGGATTTGTGATGGACTTTTTGCTCCCTCTTATATCCATGCTGCGATTGCTCGCCAATCGTGTGAAAAACAATGAGTAACTTCTGGGAGAGATACTGGAAATGGAGCGATAAGATCAACGCTCCATTTTACAAACACAAGCACAGATTGCTTCTTTATGTTGCACTCTCCCAGACACTAATTGTCACAGTTGGATTACTGAATCTTTTCAGAACTGATCCCCATTCTGTATGTTATTCTCAACAGAATGGCATCGTTGTTTGTTACTGCTCACGATGAAAGAGTTTCGTTATGATCTCGATTATTCGATCCTTGATTTCACTGAACCTGCCACCAGAAGTTTATATCGGATTGGCAGAGGGGAGCAGGGTGTTCTACTTGTGGAACCGTACAAGTCTGCCATTTGTGCTCATTGGCGATTTGTAAATGAAGCGGTCGCTAATCAATCTGCTAATCAGATTTACGCCATGTTCTGTGAGTACAGACGGCAAAAAGATTTCATTGGAATGGACATGGCACGAAAGTTCCTTGAAATGGGTTTCACTCGTGCCAGAAGATACGCGAATCATTCTAACGGGAGGAAGTACGATTCTTCTGGCAAAGAATTACCTCAAGAGCACGATTGCCTCACGAGCGAGAAAGCAAAGGCATCAAAGATTTTTAAGGGGATAAGAGATAAGGCAGCATATGATCCTGTTTATCAACAAATGAGAAAAGAATGGAGATCTAACGAATAATGGAAGTTAGCGAGCATAATGTAGATGCAGATCTGAGACATTTCGAGTTTTGTGTACTGTTGGACCTCGTACGAGATAAAATAAAGTCCAGTGACGATTTTGATGAGCAAATGACACTGGGAAAGATCTACGGTAAGTTATTGGGTATGAGGATGGGTGCACCTGAGTAAAAACTACTCAGCCTCCACATTGCACCGTTTATATGAACACCACTCAAACCATGACCAGAGTCGAAATTAACCGCGAACTGACCGAATTGCGCTTCGCTCGTGAGAAAGCACAGCGCGAGGTTGATAACATTCAAGCGTGTATGAATGAACTGATGCGTAAGCGCAATGATCTTGATTTTCAACTGAAACTGGATGAGTGTGGTGGTAATCTTTACACCGCAATGTTTGGTGATGATGATGGTCGGGGTCAGGACTCTGCTTTCATGGATGATAACTTCGGAGGTTAATTGATGACAACTGTTATTCTTGGATCACTGATCATTCTTTGGTTCTTTACTCCTCTCAACAAATGATTGAAACTACTCAAGACAAGCAAATTCGTCGCACGATTCTAAAGTCCATTGAAGATATGGACATTGAGTTACTCAAGCGCATTGCATATGAGGTGCGATGTGAAGAAATGGGAATCTATCCTGATGCAACGTACATTGAATGGTGTGAAAAATGACTGACTTTACTACAATGAGCAACAGGGACTTTGTTGATTTTCTGTTTGACAAATTGACAGATCTCGTTGATACTGATATGATTGATTTGCACGACTCAGATTGTTGTGATGACCACCTACAGTTTGAGCAACTGTCCCTCAACATTTAATGAAAAACCATGTAACGATTGGTATTGCCCTTACAGTGTTAATCACTGTGGGGTTTTTATTTGACACTCAGACCACAAAACAACGCAAAGATATTACTACTCAGCCTCCAGATTGCCCCGTAGGTACGAACCCTAACTGATTATGGCATTTACCGCTCCACAATTCTCTACTCTTCACGAGACTGAAGAACTCATCCAACGTCTTAACAATGAGTTCAAAGTCAACTCTATCGAGAGTGGACACTCCAACTACTATCAACTCGAAGTTGATGGTGGTCGTAAGTATATCAAAGTCTGGTCTTATCTTGTGAGTGGAGGTGAGCGCACTCGTGGTCGCTCCATCTACATGTTCATCGACAAAGAGACTGGCGCTGTGTACAAACCTGCCAGCGTCAAAGCACCTGCTAAGGGTATTCGATACTACCTCAATGCTCTACTCGAACGTCCCGAGACTTGCGATCAATATGGTTCTTTCCTTTACGCCCGTTGATTATCATGAGTGCACTCAATACCCAGCAGTTGCGTACAACTGCTTCTCTTCGATTGCTTGCTGAAGGATTCAAAAAAGACTTTGCTAATCATGTGTACGAGAATGAAAAGTTCACTGATTTGTTAATGGAACTCTCAGCAGATTACGTTATTGAGAATATTCCCATCATCGACGAAGAGAATCAATATGAACTCGCATTGATGCTGCTTGAGAGTATCAGACTCGTCACGTTTGATTAAACTACTCAGCCTGCACATTGCCCTATTGATACCAACCACTGAAACAAAACCATGAGACTCAACCCCAACACTCGAATCGACGTTATGTGTCACGCAGCACCCTGGGAGGGTGGTACTTATGACGCAGATCGTGCAGTTGACATT